ACCTTCAGCGGCAGCACCAGCTACACCTCGACCAAATAGAAATCCCTGCTCAAGGTCCATTTTATGTTCCATAAGCTTTTCAGTCCAGACACGTTTGTATTCATCAGAAATACCACGATAGCGAGTTGCCATTGCTGTCCCAGAGAAAAGGTTCATTGCAGTTTTGAAAATCTGACAATATCCTTCTCTATCGAACAATGCATCTTCCCAACCTGCAGGCGCTGTAGAACCTTCAGCCCAGCCTGAGCCAATTACTTGACCTCTAGCACCAACTAAGATATCTTCAGTAGCTGTCATATCTTTACCAACAACAAATATATCTGTTGCGTCAATACTAGTTTGAGCAGCTTCTGCTTGAATAATACCTGTGTTTACTGCAGCAGATGACTGAACAGCCGCTTCAGCAATTCGTACGATAACTACACCTTCGGTTGTTTCGATTGCTAGATTTTGTCCACCTGTAATGAATGGACAAGGTTGATTTGCTTCTATACTACCATTACTATTATAGCCACATTCCATCACAAGATCAGCAGTAAATACTACACCTGCAGCTTTATTATGATTTAATATGGCAGTTTTGACAGTAAAGTTACGTCTTTGCCACTGGTGGCGTTGTTCTAAGAACTTAAAAACAGGGTCATCAGTCGATTTCTTAGCTACTTTTGAAAGGTAAACGAAGAAAGGAGACTGTTGAGGTGCCAGTTCTGATACACGGTCACCGAAATTAAATATTCGACGATTGTTATCAATACTGATACCTGCTACCGTAGCACCAGATGAGCGAGTATAAACGTTTGCCATTTATATTCTCCTTAAGATTTTTCCCCTAAGTCCAAGGATTCCTGGACTTATGAGTGTTAATGAGTTCATCCATAATCGAATCCTCATCATTTCGTTGAGATTGGTTACCTTGTGCAGGCATTACGCCCATAGGAGAAGGAATTTGCTGGGCATTTCTTGCCTGGCGAAAATCATCACTTGGTCCTACCGGAGCACCTGTTTGTTGGCTACCAGCCTGATTCATACGAAATAATTGGACTAGATTATCCATCGAAATAGATTCAGGGTTAGACATAGTGCGTATAAATTCATTAGTTTCCTCTGGAGTTAAACCATAATGACCTTGTACATGTTCAGAAATCTGGCCTATTTGACGGCCCTGTTCAACTTTATTCTTTCTCTGCTGTTCCTGTTCGCCAAGGTACTTAGATTGAGCATCAATCTTTTCCTGCATTAATGCTAACTCATATTGGTGTTTTAATTCATTATACTGCGATATATCTGCATCCCATGATTCTTTTTCATCAAGATACTTGGCACTCTCACTAGACGGGTCAGACCACGCCTCTTCTCGAGAATACCGAGCTGGTTTTTTAGGTACCATTGGAGGTGGCGGAAATTCCTGCACAGGTTCAGCCTGCTCTTGAGGAGCTTGAGTTGTTTGAGCCGTTTGAACTTGGTTCAATTGCTCTTTCATTGTTTGCAACTCATTCTCTCTCTTAGCTGCTTGTGATTGCCAATATTGGTAACGACGTTCGTCGTTCTTGGCTTCCTGCTCGGGTGTTTCCTGACCTAAAGGAGCTTGCTCAGTTTGAGGAGCTTCTTCAGTTTTTTGTTCCGCTGGTTTAAAAAACGCGTCTTCAACGGGTAGATTACTATTATCAGAGCCATCAGGTGCGCCAAATTGTTGTAATGCTTCTGTATCAAAAGCATTTACTTGATTTTGAGCTTCACTTGCTTGAGGGGTATCTGTTCTATTTTCTTCCATTCGTTTAGTTCCTTATTTTGACTGCCCTTTTTGTCCGGAAGGGGTTGAGTCAGGTTTAGTTGCTATAGCAATATCACGCTTTAGCAAGGACATTTCGTCGCCAAGACGTTTCTCAAATAGAGTGGAGGCAGCTTTCGCTTTATTGGAAGTGCCGTCCAAATCTGATTTAAACTTCTCAACTTCGACTTTTTTGCGCAGATTAACTGCTTCCCTATCTCGAGTTTGCAAGTCGCCTTTCAATGTCTTGATTTGTTCTTGCGATGCCTGCAATTGTTGCTGCAGTTGCGCAATAATATCAGTACGTTGCATAACGCCTTCCATATCGAAAACTTCTGTTTTCTTTAATACTTCCTGCTTATCAATAATACCATTCTTGTACGCGTCCATGTAAAATTCAAGTTCAGCATAACGATTTGAAGGCAATGTGCTGCCAGACACATATACTACATCATATTTGCCAACTGTAATGTTATTGACTACTTGTATTTCACCAGACTTATCATCAACAAGTTGCTTATTGATAACATATTCACTAAGTGAATTGTTTGGTTGTACTACTCGAAAAATTTTCCTAGTTGTATAAAGTTGTTGCATTAAAGGAATAGCTATTTGTGCTACTCTTGTCAAGCCAGCTTCAATATCTGCCAGTTTAGACTTAATTTTTCTCTGACCAAATTCATCAAGAGAGATAGTTGCTTTATATGTCTGAGGAGCTGATTGTGTATTGCCCATCATCATTTCATATAAGCCAAGTTGATGGTCTATATCAGATTTTGCCGTTGTCTCATTATGATAAAGCTCATTAGGCAAAGGACTTGGCTGAACTGGCATTGGAGCCCCATCTGTAGGGTCATATGATATAGCAACACCAGGTTGAGACCATTTCTCTTCAAATTCCTTCATATCTACACTACCCTCAGGGACTAGAATCTTGACATTTGTTGATGTCGTTGCATGGGCAATAATAAGAGAACGTGTCTTATTTATATATTCCTGCATACCCTTTACCATTCTTACATCAGAAGTAGGATATGGAGTTCTAGTATGGATGTTCATAAAAGGAACTATAGGGTAATGTTCAGTAGGCAGAATACGAGAATATAAATATTTATCACCCATCATAACGCACATTTTAACTCTTTGAACAGAAACTTCTACTACCTCTATCACACCTCTCTCGGCAAGTTGTCCAAATGTTACTTCTTCTACAGGAATTTCAGGCATCGGTTGGCTTAAGACAGTATTAGGGTCTTGACCCTGAGCCGTTAATGCCATTGCTTCCTGTGAGCGCTGTTCTTGTATCTGCATTTGCATTTGTTGTATTAATGCCTGCACTTGAGCCTCGTCAGTCATAACCTTCTCACCATTAAGAACCCATGCAGGTTGTTCCATATACATCTCAAATCTATCAGCATCTAAAAGGTCTTCTTTATCTGAAAACGTTTCATAGACACGATATCTATCTACCATAACTTTTAAATAACGTTCATAACCTCTAACGTATTCCTGTCCAGATACATCCTTGACATCTTCAGGAAAGGTTGCTGCAAAATCATTAGTTCCACGTCCAGTTGCTACCTCATCCCATCTCTGGTCACTATTAGCATTCCGAATTGCTTTTTCATACATTGGATACATTTTAACAGCCTGTTCTTTAGTAAACATCCTAGAAACAATAATATTTTCAGCATCATCTAGGAATTTACTACGAGCATTAGGGTCTACATATACATCCATTGGGTCAATATTATGAATACAAACCTCTCCCTTGCCCATATCCATCATTGGATTTTGATAAACATTTATATAACCAATACCCATAGTATAATAATCATCAACTGTCTGCCGTATTACAGTAGAGCCATCTGATATATCATACATATAAGATAAAAGAGAAGAAAGTATATTTGCCACTTTATTATCGGAATCTTCACGAGGAGCAACCCTGAAAGAGGGTCTATTAGCAGTAAGCATAGCTTTAGCTGCTTCAACTGCTGGATGAATACGATTTACTACAATAGGAGCCTGACCACGAGCTAATAGAGTATCTTCTTGTTCTTTAGTCCATTGACGCCCTAAACGAAACTCTTTATCTTCTTTAGCATGTTTAGCCCAAGAATCTCTTTCTTTTGAATAAACATCAAAGAGATGAGTAGTTTCATCTATAAATTCTTGATAATCTTGCGAAGAATCTGAAGTTGGGCGGTCTGGCATAGTCATAATTTACAACCTAAAGGGTCATCCAATCAAGGATTTTCTTTGTGATTGTTTTATCATCAGCATTAGGAGCCCATTCAGTACGTCTGCAGGGCTTAGCTCCGTCAAGAGCCGTCCATATAGCATCCATAACATCGTCATGTTTGCCTTTAGGATAAGACATAAACTCTTTTTGAGGCTCTAGGTCTTGAGGGCGCCAATAAAAAGAACCTTTAGCGAACATAGGAACCAAGGAGAGTAACCTTTCGCTCTTACGCGTTCTGGGTTTAACACCTTTCTCAAGACCCGGTATATATAAGTCGTTATTCCTCATTATTTCCCTAACGGCCGTTCTTAGAGCCTCTTGATATCCAACTGTTTCTATCTTTATTCTTCTAGGTCGATATTTCTTATACATATCAATTATCTTCTGAGGCTGTTTCTCTGGAGATATTCTCTCCCTAAACATATCTATTGAATAATGATTACCTTCAGCATCTACACCTACCATTGCAACTACAAAATAATCAGCCCTCATTGACAAGCTTGATGCAGGGTCTACACCTCCATATACCTCAACTGGTATTATAGTCTCCTCTTCTCCTACTGTTCTTACCATACACCCTTGTCCATCCTTAATTTCAAAGTCATAATGATGTAATTTCATCCATTCAGGCTTAAAAGGGGCACTATCAGGAGATTGAGCAATATTCATGTATTCCTGATAGAACCCATTAACATTCCCTACAGAACGATATTCCTCTTCAATCTGAGTAATTCGTTCCGTCGGAAACCTTTCGGGCCAAATAGATGAACCATCTTCATTGGTAATAGCATACCAAAGTACATTCCAAGCGGAGCTATCCTGAACCCAATATAGAAAACAATCTTCAGAGATAACCGTACCTATCATTACGATTTTCCCGTCATCTGATAGTGATGGAATTACAGCTTCAGTCATCCACCGACGATTCTTAACCCGAGCTTCTACAGTAAATGCATTAAGTTCGGATTCAAAATCATCGACTATAATCAAGTTAGGTCTCGTATCACCTTCGATAAAACCACGCACACGTTGACCTGTTCCAACTGCGACAATTCTCGTACCATTACCCAGTACTATGTCAGTGTTGGTCCAACGCCTTGCAGTAGTCGCTCCTAATTCTCCAAATAATTCCCTATATTTCTCCGAATGATTAAGATGAAACTTGATTCTTGATAAGAAGTTGATTGATTGCGCTTGGGACTCAGAAATGATGACTATGAATAAGTCTTCATCACTCCGCTTGAATGCAGCCTTCCAGAGCGGATATATTAAACTAGTTGTTGTGGATTTGGCGGTACCTCTAGGAGCAGCAATTGCGGCCCTGGAAACAGTAGAATCAGACAAGTTTCTATAGATGTCATGATGGAATGGAGGTATTTCTTTGCGAAGAGCAGTAGGAAAGCA